GATTTCTATTTTACCCATTACTTTATCACCATCCCACCAGCATTTTCTGATGATGTGAGAAACATTTTTTAAAGAGATAATTGAGGAATCAGGGTGATCTAATTCACCTGTTGAAGTATTACTATCAATCATTTGCTGATATTTGTCAATTTCTCTTTCCCATAACTCTTTTGGATAATATCTACCATTACCATTTTTTACCTCGGCTGTAGCAAGTATTCCTTCAACCAAAGGATTGCCTGAAGGTGCTTTGGATCCCTCGTGTAATTGTTCACGTGAGACTGTAAATGGTATGGTTTCAATTAATACTTGTTTCATTTTTATAATTCAATTCCGTTTTCAAAAGAAATAACAGTAGTATCGGCATCATACCAATCAGATACTTCATATGAACCGTCAGGCAATTCATTTACATGCTGTACTACTCCTTCTTCTTCAGATGTAGAAGAAGCTAATTTTTTAGCATCAGAAAAATCCATCCCGTCTTTTCCTTCACGTGAGGATTTACCTCTAGAATACATTTCAGGAGAACGATCAAATTCATCTTCGGCATATTCATTTAATTCTTCTTTAATAATTGAATTAATTAAAGAGCGTAATTGAGATTCTTTAACTGGTTTAGGCATATCACCGTATCCTGAAGATTTGTATTTGCCTTTTGGTGCTTTTGGCTCACCTAATCCTGGTGCTTCTTTAGTGTATCCGATTCCTTTAACACCGAAAGATGTTTCTGTGTGATAGTAGTTAATATCTTTATCCATGTTTTTTAAAACAATAGCTTTTAATTCATCAACTGTTTTATCAGCATTTTTAGGATCTTTCATTTCGGTGTAGTAACCTAATAAAAATGATTGACCATAAACATTATCTATGTTTTTAGGATCTTTATTATCAAAGTTGCTTTCTAAGGCTTTAGCTACATCTTTATCAATTTTTTCAAATGTGTTTTGGTCACCGTATTCTTTTTTATCTTTAACACCAACTGCTTCTTTCAAGTTTTCGTTGAAAATTTTAAACCAATCTGGTTTGTTTGGGTTTTGGGTAGCTATTCCTCCTACACCCTCAGATAAAACACTTTTACCTTTTAGAATATGAACTGCTGTTTTGTAGTCAGTTAAAGGAGAAATGTATTCAGGAAATACACGACGAGCACTTTTCAAAAAGTCATCTTTGTTTCCTTTTCCTTCTTTAATAAGGATGTATTGTTGTTGCAATGTTTTTTCCATTATATTAATCTTTAAATAATTGTAATAAGTCGTTTAAGTATTCTTGAGCTAAATCTGTTCCATAAACAATTTCATATGATTCAGGATTTTCTCTATAATAATCAACAGTTTTATGTTTGGCTTGTTGCATCATAGGAACTAATTGATTTAATTTATCCTCTAATGAATCAAAAGCCAGTAAACGAGATGCAACAAATTTTCTTTTTTTAGGATCATTTATCTGCATGTCATTTAAAAACTGTTCAATATCTTCTGCCTCCCATAATTTTTTAACCTCAATTCCTTTGGCTGCTTTATTTAAGGCAGGTTGGTCAACTAATTTGTATTTGAACTTCTTCACATACATATTGTCTTTAACACCTTCAGGACCAGCTTTAGGACCAGGACCTAATGTTGCTCCAGGACCTTCTTTTACTGGTTTGAATCCGGCTTGTGTATAAGCTCCGTAAGTAGATTTACGTGGGGAAGGACCTGTATGGTTTTCACCTTCACCTCCTGAAGTAAAAGCAGAATTAGAGGCTATTGTTGATGTTTCTGCTAATTTGCTTATTCTATTGTATTCTTCAGGAAATTTTGTTCTTAAATGAGTACGAAACTCATTAAATAAATAAGTTAATCCTTTTTGTAAGTCTTGGATGTTTTCATCATCCCTAGCTTCTTTTTTCTTTGATAGGTCATCTGTAAATTCTTTGGCTAATTTTAAATATTTAAATACACTTTCAAAGTCAGGAACATCCTCAAGAGACCAAGTTATAGCCCCTGTTTCAGGATCAATATCAGTTACAGTTGATTTTTTTCCTTTACTGAAACTAACATCTCCTACTTTAACTTCTGGTATTTTGTATTTGAAATTACCCATTTGCTTTTACAAGTTCTTCTAAAAGTTCGTAGTATTGTAATAAATTTACTAAATCATCATTACCCACATTAGATGTTTTTCCTAATGGAGTCAACAAATTAGTAACCTCATTTAATTTAATCTGAATTACTTTTTCGGAAACTTTTTTATATAACTTGTTTAATTCTTCTTTAATTTCTTCAACTTTAGTATTATAAAATTCTCTTAATTTTGGAGTTGAGTCAACTGAATTAATGAATTCTTTTAGTACCATTTTTTGGTTATCATTCAATGTAGAATATTTACCATTGAATTTTTCCAACATTACTTTGTAAGTTAAAATACGTAAGTCTTTATCGTAAGATTGGAACTCGGTTATTAAATCATCCTCAACCTTTTGTTTATTAACCTGTTTGGTTGTTAAACTTTCTAAAATAGCAATTTTGTTACTAATTAGTTGGTCGGGGTTGGATAAGTTTTCGCTGTTATAAATTTCTAATAACGTATATAATGCAGCGTGAGTTTTATAGTTAGGTAATTTAGTTTTAAAGAACTCTTCCAAGTTATAATGGTTTTGGATTTCTTTAATCAGATTGTATTTTTGTCTTTTTAAAGCTCCTCTATTTAAATGTTTAGAGGACTCAATAACTGAATTAATTACAACCTCGGCTTTACCTTCTGTTAAGTTTTTGTGTTTGGTAAGAGTTTCATACAATTTGTATTCTCTACCTAACTCGGTTTTTACAAAGTATTTTTTAAGGATACTTGATGCTTTTGAATCTTTACCTGATAAAGTATCAGAGGTAATTTGTCTTACTAAAAGCTCAAACAAGATTCCCGTATTTTTATACTTAGAGTGTTTAATGTTCATCCCTAAAGATTTTGTTATAAATATATAAAAATCCTTACTCCTTCAATTTACTTTCATCTAACAATGAATCTCCCTCATTTGTTTTTTCAGGAGTGGAATTTTTAAATAATCCCTCAATTAAAGTTTTATTTTTGAGATAAACTTGGTTTGCCTCTAGAGCCAATGGTGAACCTCCTTTATAGTTTGGTTTAATTCCTCCTTGTTCATTTTCATTATCTTTACCATTCATGTCTTTAGCACCTAATCTATCTTTACCAAAATTATCATCTTGTGTATTACGATTAGTTGATTTTTCTTCAGGACGACCCATTTTTAAATCATCGCCATATCCTACAGGAACATTTTCTGGTTGATCATACATTCTTCCTTTACCATAAAGTGAAGCTAAATCGTGGGGTGTGCCATATGATTTACCTGTTACTTTAGGATCATTTCCTTCTTCCATAATTTGAGTATAACGGAAAGTACGTTTTTGATCTTCAACCAATAGATCTCTATATTCATCATATTGATCTTCGCTCAAGTGGAATATATTATCGTAAATCCAATCAGTAGGTAATAATTTAGTATCCATAATCTTTTGAGCCAAGTCTACCTTTTGAGTTAATAAAGCAATTTTTTCTTGGTCGTAAATAATTGATGGAGTTGTTAATTCTAATTCAAAATTAGTTAACTGTTCACCTGTATAACCCTGAGAATATAAATGTACTAAAGCTATTTTATATAATTCTGATAATACAATACGTTGGATTCTATTAATTGTGCGAGCAAATCTAATATCTTCGGCTGCTAATGTTGCTTTACCAGTTAAATCTTTTTCATAACCCATAAATGCTTTAGGTACTTTCAGGGCAGCAAATAATTTATCTCTTAAGTAAGTAACATCTTGAATACCATCATATTGTAAACCAGGTGAAGTTTCAATTTTAGTTGATACATCATTTCCACGAATTGGAATATAAAAGTCTTCCAATAAGTTTTGCATGTTGTATTTTAAGTTGTAATCACCTGTCTTTTGATCCATTAAAGGAGTACGTTTCATTGTAGAAATAGTTTTCTGCATGAAATTTTCTACTTCATTTGGAGGAATAGAACCAACGTTAATATAGAATATACGACGGTCAGGGCTACGTGAAATTCTATGAATCAACATAGCATCTTCCATTAACACATATTGTTTAAAAATACGACGAGCTGGTTCCAAATATGAACGACCATAAGGAAGATAGTTAACATCAGTTAACAATCTAAAGTGAGCCATTTCATAATTGTCAAAATGGATACCTGGTTGGTTATCAAATGTTCCTAAATTGGGAGTCCCATAATAACCTGAACCACCAGCATAAATACCTTCAGGTGAATATTTAAATCTTACAGCATTTGGGTGTTCTTTATCATAATTTTCTTGTCTTTCAATATGAAAAGCAGTGTAAGGAATAACATTATAAACACCATATTTTTCGGCAATTTCTAGTTTTAAGAAAAAATCACCATATTTACACATTTGTCGAATCCAACTCCATAAATTAAATTCAATATTTAATACATCATAAAATAAGTTATAAAGTATTTGTTGAATATCATCATCACTAGATTTAATATGTAATACTTCACCTAAATCATTTTTTAAAGTAGATTCATCGGCAATAATATCAAGAGCGGAGGCAACAATAGCATCATAATCCATGTTATCATAATCTGAATAAACCATGGTTCTTAGGTACTGCCAGTTTACATTTAGTTGGGCTCCTAATAAAGATGTTGATGCTGGAGAATACAAACGATTGTATCTATCCATTAAAGAGTTTGTTGCTATGTC